ATTCTTTCGATTTCACCGGCCATTTTGCTAATCCTTTATATAAAGTTTAGCAAAATTATCTTTAAATCATATTTTTAGCTAACTATATGTGATTCTACTTCCTCCTCCTTTTCAAAATATAATTCCGTGCCCCTCTTGAATGTCCACAATCCACAAGTACAGATTAGACACAATAACTGTATACTCAAAATCCCAATTGAGATATCATTATTTTTTACGACTGCAATTAATCGATACCCCAATCGGTTCCAAATCCTTATTTTCTCCTGCTTACTCCCATCTTCCGAAAAACACATTCCTATTAATCCATCATATCCTCTAACTTTGACATATCCTGTTAACAATGTCTTATTTTCTTTAGCTTTCATTTTTATTCCTCCAATAATTAAGATAAATATATTATACCCCAAGTGTTTATTTTATTCAATACATTCATTTTAATTGTTGGAATTATGTGTAATTTTCACAGCGTTATGCAGTTTTCCCCACTCATCTATACTCATAGATGAGCTCCTATGTTTTTTCTTTCCTCCATGGACCTTCACCATAATATCGATAAACATATCAACTCTTTTTTGATATGCTTCGACTACTAATACAAAATCCCTAAAAGTTAATTTCCAGAATTCTTGTGGCTTAATTCCAGCTTCATAGGCTAAGCGTTTCTTGTCTGCCCAGTTCCATGTTTCGGCCTGGCGTTCTTCGACTTTCCCGGCTCGCCACTTTCCGTTTCCAATTCAGGCTTCTTTGAGCTATCTTGCAGCACAATTGCTAGATTTATAACTTTAGTCATAATATTTGCAAATTGCTTGCTATCCCTAGGCAAAGAATTAACAAGATCTTGATGCGATGCAAATTCATCTGGATATTTGTTATTTATTAATAAATATAATAAAGTCGACCAATAATCTAATTTTGAAATATTATTTAATATCGTCATCATGTTTGTATGTAGACTACGCTCTAAGCGGACGTAATCATAAAATTCAGCTTCGAAAAGCTCATATTCTTTTCCATTTAATTTGATTGTTTCTATTTTCATATTTTTGTTATGGTTGGTTTGTTTTTTTGTTTTTATCTTACAATAAAGCCTTCTACATGTTGTGGAAGACCTCTAGCTGTCATTTCAATTGCGTAAGTTGCAAATGAACCTACTGCATTTGTTTTTTCTATAGACGTAACTACGGCTCTAAACTTAGTATACTGGCTCAAGATCTTCTTATTATTATAATAACGTATTGATGCAAACTGTCTAGTTGCTTTTAAACGTCTAAGAATCTCTAATGCTGTATTACCAGTTTCAACGTAACACTCAATAGAAACTGTTACTTCTTCTCCTATAATCTGAGTGTTAGGATCGCCATCGCTATCCCAATCTTCTGCAGATTCTGTAGTAGGTGTTTCTGTTAGGGTACCAGTTGACACATTACGTAAGCTGTGCCAGCTTTGCTCTCCATCGCCAGAAACATCCATTCTACCCGTGTATCCTTGAACTACCATTATTAATTATCTCCTTATACCGGACGTTGAAGTCTAATTGGTATTATCTTGGCTGTTGTAGAGGTTCCACTTGCACCATTATATGTAATATTTAATGACCCTGCATCTGGATAGTCTGGGTCAAAAAAATTAGACACTCCATAGCTATCAGCAATAATGGTTAATGTTTGGGTTTTTGTTTTGTTATTAGAATCTGGATTTGATTCTATGGTTACATCGAGTGCATTCGTGCCATCAGTATTATGTATGACAAACATTGTAGTCTGTGACCATATAAACGAATCTCCATTGGTTATGTCAGCGTCTGTAGCATTAGCTGCAGTGATGGTAATCATGGAATTCAAAGCAGGCTCTAAAACTGCGGGTGTTCCCATTTTCTATTCTCCTAATATATTAGTACTCTATCAGTTTAGCAAACTCATCACTTAACTACAAACTCCAATAATGCTTGATATGTCTTTCTGTCAGGTTCCAAAAATAATTCGGCCAAGGAAACATCACATTGTTCAAAGTTATCATTTCTCTGCAAAACATTTACAATTGAGCTTCTAATGTTTAGTGCTTCTTGTGGGCTGGGCTGATTATTGCTAAACGCTTGAAATCTCACAGTATGTGTCATTGAGGTAACTTCCCACTCTTCAAATGGTTGCGAGGTAATTAACATATAAACGAATGGATAAGTTGGTGTTTGCGGCACATAAGTATAAAGCCGGCCACCGGTGAGGTTCATGAATGTAGAATCCGCTTTTAGCAAAGAAATCAATTCAGTAATAATAGTAGCTGCATTATCTGCCATTTATCCCGCGTCTGCCTCCGTCGTTTCCGTACATGCAAAAACCTGAAAATTTTTTCCTTCTCTGGGCTCTCCAATAGTATGTAAGTTCTTTATGGTCAGTATCTTATAATACCTAGTGCCAAATTTAATCCTCCTTTTGGCTGCTTCTAATGTGCTGGCTAATTCTGGTTTATATCTAATTATTATTTCAGCATTGACAGTCGATTGCAAATGCTCATGTAATACTGCTTCTGTTCCAGAAGCTGGACGAATAATTCCCCAGCAAGTAAATTCAGCTGACCAGGTTTGAGTAAACCCCCCAAATTGATCTTCAACTTTAGTGAAGTTTTGTACCTCAATTTGCTGAGTCGCTAGTGTGCTAAATGTGTTTGGACATACCATATTTATATATTACCAAATTATCTATTTCTTATTCCGCGATTGATAGCTTCATTAATTCCTCTGTTTATATTGCTGCGCTCGGCCTCCAGTGATCTACGTAACCATGGACGAGCAGGAATTCTATCATTGCCAAATTCTAATACCCGCGCATAAACCAAATCGCTCCCTACGGTTGCGGCCAAGTTGCGAGGGGTTGCCTTTTGAAATATCTGCACACTATTAATTAACCTCCCAGTGTCAACCGCTGGATAGTTCCCCGCTCCCGATGCCGTATGACTAACATTTCCACGGGTATAAGTTCTCCCAGTTCTCGATGTGCCGGACATTCCCCGCCTAATCCTAGCTTGTAATTCTAGCGCTAAAGCGTTAAGTTCTTTGGCAAGTTCAACAGACATAGATCTAGGTACATTTTGCAAATCTTCAATCGTCCTAGCGGCATCTATTCTTGCTCTAATCCTAGCCATGTATTTATAAATTTCTCGCTTACGCTATATTTCAATTGTTTTAAAAGTTCTCCAGTCTCACTGCTGCCGCACAATATTTGGGCAGAAGCTGCATATTCCAGTTCGGTAGACGCGTTCTCCGCGTCCGGTGGATTTGAATTAAGTTCCATGTGTTCCATAACTACTCTCATCTGAAAAAGATTGTGTTTGACCTATATGGCGATAAAAGCTGGCGCACTGCATCAGGCAACGTTACTTGTGCGTTTGCATTGCACTCATATATAAACTTAGCATAATCCAAGATAGCTTGCCTAACTGGTGCTGGAACATCTTCTGGATTATCCCCATAGCCAGCATCATATAGCACCTCCATTGATGCATCTACCCTAAGTGCAAAATCGAATTGTGCATTCTGCTTGAATATCAGTCTATCATCATGCAAAAAATAGTTCGATGAGTCATAAATCTGTGCTTGATTATCTTGATCGTAGATTGTAATTGATGTTATGGATTGTATGGGCGATTTCCACAAGGTCATAACAGATCTTATATCAAGACGATCTATAGTTAACCTATGAGTTTGCGTGATTAAAGATTTTGCGATGTATTGTTCTACTACTTTTCTTGAGCTAACTCTCAAGAGCTCAAACCTCGCATCATCTGCATCATCGCCTCTCACATATGCTTTTAGCTCGTCAAGCGTGATCACCTCGGTACTGGGTTGCGTTGTAGTTGTAATCGTAATCATTGAAAATTTATTCTCAACTCTGTTTCGCTTGTTTTGATTATATCTTTTACAATTGGTTTTATTTTTAAAAGTTTGAATAATTGAATGTTAAAAAGATAGCTACGATCGCATGTATAGCAAGTCCTCCTGCTATCACGTTGCCAATTCCACCAGTACCTATCAAATGTGTTCATGTTTCAATTATACTATTTTTGTCCATGTTGTCGCACCTGCATCAGTTACACTCATTCTCCATCGGCTGCCATCGGGCGATACCTGTACAAAGTTATCAAAGTTGACATTCTCGGGAAAATAAACTGCTTGTATATCTCTCTGTGGAGCAGTTGCATTATCCCACACATAATCTCTTTCTTTATTATCGTAATGTAACATCCAATCTCTCAGTTGAGGATGAGTTGGGAACTGGCTTGGGGGAGTATCTGTGTTCAATGATAGGCCTTGTATGTTTTGTATAACACAATTATTACCTCCGAATCTCAATTGACTAAAATCTAAATCACTGGCAGGAAAGTCTAAGCTCACTAAGTTCTCATCATAGACTGTAAAGTTTCCACCAGCGTTATAACCTCCGAAGGTTAATTTTAATCTTACATCTCCTCCGATAGTTCCATCGGAGGTTTCTATCACTCCCAGTACTTTGTGAAGCTTTCCTGGAAGTATTCGACCTCTTGATAATAATACATCTTCGTAAACAGGAGACGTAGTTACGGTTTCTGTTGTTTCATATGTTACTGACATTAAAATGTGATCAATGTCAAAATTCTGATTATCTGCTAACTCGTCAATCCCTACTCTCAAAGTATGACCAGGTCCTCCATATAAAGTAGTATTGGCGGCATAGCTAACTCTAATTTCTTGAGTATGTCCATTCCCAAATGATAATGTATGACTCACATCTCCTTGACTTGTATTGATATTGCTAATTGTATAGCTTAAGGTTGTGCTGCCCTCATCATTTCCATTAGCTATTAATCGAGCATTAATAGTGTATGTTCGTGCTTCATAGACTCTCCAAATCCCCTCAGAAGCTATTGCTGCCCCAGAGAAAGTAAATGTAATCCCTCCAGAAGTTGTATATAAACTATGATCAACTGTTCTAGTTGATGTGCCACCAGCGCTTGCTAGTCTTCTAGCTACCAATTGATTATTCGTTATATTTAAAATCTGATGAAATGATGTATCTGCATTATTTTTTATTCTAAACAATCCTGTATTTGTAGTACTATCAGGTTTATCAAACCATAGACCAAATACGATCCGATGGTTTGCTGAATCACCTGTATTAACTATAAAGCTATTATTTACTATCCCAGCTCCCGTTAAAGCTCCGTTGGTAAATACGTCTACTCCATTATCTAATTGACCAGATACTAATCTAGGTATATAAACACTAAATAAATCAGATGGAGGAGTGGCAGTAACTTCACTGTTAGTGATTTCATTAACAAAATCTGAGGATTGGATAGGATATGTTGTGCTTCCGTCTACTCCATTTGGCTCATTCTTAAGGTACGCGTACATAGTACTAATACCAGCATGATTATAGTTACTGGTAAAATCTACATTATCAAAATTAAATACTCGTGCTTGATTAGCTAAAGCCTCTAATGACGATGGCAATGTATACTCATTATGGTAAATAGCATCTCTCATTGCATTAGGTAAATTATCGTCGTCGATTTTAACTGTCGGAGTCAGTCCAGAAGCCTCCGTTGGAAATGCTGTTCCAACGATACTTATTGGATAATCTAAGGGCGTTTGTCCGAAAGAACCACTAAACGCTGGGATGGTTGCCGTATATGTCCTAGTATTGTCAAACAAGCTAGGTCTTATCTCAGATACTGGTATCGATCCCCTAGACCATGACAGATGAGTTACTTCTACTATATTCGGTACCACTAACACGATGGGCTGTGCATCAAAATCTCCAATAAACATTACCGAGTTACTTGTAGGGTGATAGTCCGACTGTAAATGACTTATTGCACCATACTTGATCATGTAAGTTAGGGACGTGGGGATGGATGTGCTTGTAGAGTCTACTTCTATTCCATTTAATCTTGCTCTATCTAGTGTTGAGAAAGAAGTTTCTTTGTTTAGCTTGGCTTGCACTGCTTGAGATAATCTTGTTTCAGGCAGCTCCTGTATATTCTGAGTTAGATCTATTGCCGTAGGATTTAAACTAAAATGCCTGTCCTTAGTCCGGCGTATAATTCGAATCTCCTGATTACCAAGATATCTTATTTGGGTAAATGCATCACTTATTTTATCTTGGCTATACACAAAGTAAGCAAACTGACCATCACCGAAAGAGGGCTTTACGAAATTACTGTTTAAATTTAACTCCGATATAATGGAGCTTGAATCCAAATCGTAAATTTGTATGTATATATCGTTTATACCATGGGTCAGGATATATGACGCTGTTATTCCTAGATACATCAAAGAATTAGATCTTGGATTACCAAATGGTGCATTAGTTACAAAATCACCATCAGAGTTTTGTAGCTCTCGTCCCCCTATATAAGCAAAAGGGCCGCCTGATGGATTTCTTGAAATATCACTGCTAGCGTCTATGAATGGAGCTGTTGACAGGATTCCGCCATTTATATCTGTATTTGTTAACCACACCAAAGCATCACTAGCACCATCTGTTTCCGCCCTAGTGTCAATATTGTTATCAAATTCTGTAATATTAGAAAGGAAATTAGAACCAACAGCAGTGATTCTCCTGACATCATCCGCAGGAATGACAATCCAATCATCTCCATTGGTCCATGCAGTAAATGCATCTGCGACCCAGACAACCAAGTCGCCATCATAAATTATTTTTCCAGTTACTCCTGCATCGACTAACCCTTGCCTTAAACTTCCATCGTTCGGGGCAGAATTCACAACTCGAAATGCATATCCCTTTTGCACTTCAGATCCGGAAGGCAAAAAACTATTATTTGCATTAGACCATGTGCGTGTCTGTAATATTACATCACCAAAAACATCCTGGCTTGATGCCGACTCCTGAACGCTTACCCTTTGCCACTGCCCTACCACAGCACCTTCCCTTGTAATTCGGAACGTTGCTGATCTTCCCTGAGCTAAAGTGGTTGGAATTTCATTACGATCAAATAAGGCACTTACGGATGGAGTATTGATAGTTAGTGAATTCCTGGAAATGTTTTGAGTATTACCTCCGAGATATCCAATCGTAATCGTGAAGACTTCCCCGACTCCTCTTGAGACTAAGTCATCAAACATACTATTTAGAGACTCTATGTTAGGCAATGTAAATGTTCTTCTAGCATTTCTCTGCCCTCTCGCGCCTTCCATATATACAGTTTGTTTACTGTTTGACCATATAGCTTTGTTAAACACTGTTGCCGCAAAACTGCCTGTAAATTCTATTATCTGCGAACCAAGTCCAGTTGCGTCCAATCGCGATAGAGCGTTTTGCACTGTATTAGAATTACTAATAACACCAGTTAGTCCAGTATTGTCAACTGATACTTCATTGCCAACTGCAACATTGCCCCCAACTTGCAGTGCTCGCAGTGTCCCTTCTAATGGTAAATCTGACATGTGATTTTCTCCTATGATAATGTAACTTGATAATTAACGTCCAGGTTTGGATTTGTAGGCCCAAAAACAAATGAATTGTAGTTGACAGAAGATATACTTCTGATATCTTCTGTCTTTGTGTATGCTGACAGAACATTGAAATTGCTATCAGTATTTACCAAAGAAGTAATATCATGATCCTCTGGAGTGAGCAGAATAATATATCCATTGCTAGATGTAGTTCCCAAATTTATATTAAAACTCCCGGAAGCTGCATGTATACTGTTCAAAGTTGCTACATCAATTATATCAGCATTATCTGCTGCTGAAAATCCGTAGTAAAACAACTCTTGTGGGGGCAAGTCCCTTACAACTAAAGAAACCGTATTACTCTCTATTGTGTTTGATGGGCTTGACGTATCTTGTCCTTGCAGTTTAAAAGTAATTGTTTTTTCAGTGCTTGTATCTACATTAGACAATGCAATTGTTTCTCTTTGCCTTCCGTCCGATGCTGGCAAGGTTAATGTTTTATCATCTCCATCACTAACTACCAGCGTCAGCGAGCTCAGCCTGGTTCTATTGGTTACTTCATAACTAATCCGTATATTCCTAGTCAAATCGGTGTTTAAGTCAACACGAGGTGGTAAAGACGTTGAAAAATTATGAAGTGAAGGAATTGATCTATCGTTATCATCATCCGCTAACTCAGTTCGAGTCCAAATTTGATTGCTAAGCTTTAAGAACGGTACAAAACTACCATCAATTGTATCCCCCTTTAGGATTGCTCCTTCAACTTGTATTGTATAGTCCTGCTCATCTGTAATAAATATTCCCTGTGGAATGTCTATTTCCGCTTCCACGTCCTTGACAAAACTAATATTGTTCTCCTGAAATACTATCGTCCCAGTTTCATCTCCGAACAAAAGGGTTATAGTGACATTATCTACGGTTTGACTGGATTCAAAATATGCTTTTCGCAATAATCGATTGGCAGTTGCTGTAATCGTGCTGGTAAAACTAGCACCTGGGCTTAATTTGCCTTTTTTATCTTGGATTGTTATATCTTCAGCTGCTCCAAACTTTCGATAAAATGGAGCTTGGCTACCGCTACTATCTGCCTCATATCCTATAAGGTAACCACGCCTACCATCAGATACATCAGTAACCGAAAACGCTTGACCCGATCCAGATATTCCTAGATTTTCAGAAACATATATCGTAGACCCAGGGGCTTCTATAGAGACCGATGAAACAAGCCGTGCGCCTTCTAATTTTAGTGGGCTATCTGCAATCACCCCACTAGATTTGATTGGGATTGTATTATCACTAATTTCAGGATAACTTATTTCTTGTTTGCCCGAATTTAAGTTGTTTAGGCTGGAGATGATGGCGTTTCTAACGACCGAACCTAAATCACCATTGTTGAACTCAATTATAGTAACCATTGTTTGATACTCGGTAAACCTTGGTTTGTTTTTCCGAAATCAATATCTATTTATGCTCCATCTTTCCATGGCTCAGTATCAATCCATACCCCATTATTATCCCAAGAGCCTGTTGCTAAAATCCAATTACTCCCAGGTGGGCCTGTCCTACTAGCAATTCTTTGAAATAGTAAAAGTAAGCTCATATGCTATAGAGTGCTCCTTGGATTATTATATCTGACGTCTGACTTGCACCAGCTATTAGCTTAATAGTTCGTACCCCATAAAACAGAATTGGATTTAGAGCAACATAAGACGAAGGCGATACAGTTGATGTAACAGCATTATCCTCACTATCTCGGATGGCAAAAAAGTTTTGTCCATCATATGTTGCTTGATATTGGATCGATGAACCAGTAAACCCAGATGGAATATATAGACCAGCTAAAGTTGTACCAAATAAATCGATTGCCGAACTGTCTGTTTCTCCACTGTCAATATTAATCTCAATTTCATCAATCTGATTTTGATAGTTTTCAACCTTATTCGTCATTTACTTTTTTCCTCGCTCGAGGTTTCGGTGCTTTCGCTTTATTTTCAATTTCCACTTTCAATTCTTTGTTTTTAATCTCACATTCATCAACCATTTTGGTCTCAATGCAAAATAATTCAGCTGCTTTACCCTCAATGAACTCTGTTGCCAATCCTTTTGGAAGATCAACTACATCGTCTTTTCTAAGCTGCAAGTGGGCACATGGTTTTAACATTCTTATCTTCATATAATCTAACAAGGGGGGATTGCTCCCCCCTGTCTCTTAAACTGGTGCGTTAGCGGGGAATCCCAAAGAAGCTGTTGCAACAACTGTAGCATCTGTTCCAGTTGTTCCAGTAGGAATTAACCTTAGATACCTACTAGCTCCTATATAACCTAATTTGCCAATGAACTTATTATCATCTGCATCATCGGTAATTGCCAAGTCAGATTCGAGCCCTATCAAATCAGCATCAGCAACTGCTGTGAAAGCGGAGTTATCATCCGATTCTTGCAACTCCCATGTTATACCAGCTGCGGTTCCAGCATCTGTTACTGTACCCGTGAATACTGCAAAAGTGCATGCCTGAAAGCCTAACAAATCGACGGATAATGCAGTACCCGGAGTTGTCCCAGACAATGTTGCTACGATCCCTAGTTGGTAGGCTATATCACTATATATATCTTTTTGTGCCATTTTACTATCTCCTTATATTTAGTTAACGTCTGATTTCAAGAATTTACCAGCTTCATAGTTTGCTACTCCACCAGTGCTTCTCATGCTTACATAGATCTTTATATTTCCTGGGCTTGTTATTTCGTCTCTTGTGATTCGTACACCACGTCTATCATAGATTGAATACATTCTGTTTAGATCGGCAAACAAGATCGGATACTTGTTAGTTGCATCGTCTTGATCTGGCAGATCTTCCCAAGCTACTATTTCACGCCCAAAGAATCTAAATGTTTGTGCTCCACTTAAATCAGGGCTCAGCAAGAATCTATTTTGCGAATCTTGCTTTGAAAATAGTTCAAACATGGTTCTTGAGTTCATGAAGAACCTACCATTTTGTCTGTAATCTGCTTTTAGGCTAAAAAATAATTTAATTACATCGTTAACATCGAATTGGTCTGATGTCCCAGATGGAGTGTAATACACAGTGCCTGTTGTATAAGTATCATTAGACCCTGTGCCTGCAACCTTAGTTGTGCTTCCTATGATTCCCTCGGGCTCATTGATTCCAAGACCATAAATAGAATCCCTGTTTTGACGTCTTGGAATTCTCTCTTGTATTTTACGCACTAACCAGGCTTCAGCATCAAACGATGGATCTTCCAGCATTTCTTCAGTTAGCTCTGGATAAGCAACATACTTTTTAACAAATAATCTTCTCTCTCCAAGGTTTGGAGTGTCTGTCTTACTGACAATACCGCCCTGTCTTCCCACGTTTACTTCTGCTTCGTCTAAATCATTTCTTAGCACCACAGTGTCACTGGTTGTGGTTCCCACAAAGGCATATGGTCTAATTGGTGAGGTTTCGTAAACTTGGGTAATAAACCTATCTGTGAAATCAGGGTTTATGATATAGCCACCATCTGGATTAACCGTCCCACGCAAATCTTTCTGGACCGCATTATCACTGTCACCAAAATCAACGCATGAATGCTTCCTTTCAATCACCATCTCTCTGAATTTTTTATTAAATTCTGATGAGCACTGCTTTAAAACTGATCCATCATTTCTCATTGCAGCAGATTCAAAACTTTTCATCGCCTGCGTTTGATTCTTGATCTCTTGCTTTTGAGTTTCCAAATCAGCGATGATTGTTGCATATTTCTTATTCTCTGCTTCACGATAAGAGTCGAACTCTTTCTTTTGAGCTTCATTGTTCTCTTCCATTCTCTTGAAGAGATTCACCTGATCTGCAAACTTCGGCTCTATCAGGTCCTTTACAGCCTTAACAACTTCATTGTTGTCTGGTATTATTTCTTGTTCTGACATTTAACAATTCCTTTCAATAATTCAGTATTTTTGTTTAATTGGTTAGATATATACTTAATCACTTGGTTGTTTTGCATATCAGAATCGCTCTGATCCTCGCTATCTTTGGCGATTAAATGGTAAGAAACAGAAGCAATAGTTGTGGCTTCTTTTCTTGTAAATCCTAAATCTCTTAGGACGCTCTCGTAACTCCTCTTGCATCCAATTGATGCTCGAACTGATTTTACTACTTCTATAGATGCTCTCGGGTTTGCAGGATTCAACACAATTGACATTTCACCAATTGAACCTTTCTGAATCAACCTTACTCCCGATTTAGTTCTTGCTTTTTTTTCAAGCTGAAATCCCACTGACATCTTCTTCAAGATGCCCTTTTTCATGCATTCATAAGCATGCCTGCCTGACTCAGTATTTGTCAGCAGTTCTCCTTTCACATACACCCCTTCTGGGTCATTACGCAACTTCCCAAGTCCAATGATGCTTGACAATTGCTGATAACTATGCCCATACAAAATAGGAACTTCATCATTTTTTTCGATGCTTTGCCTAAAGGCGTCTTTTTCTATGATGTCATTGTCAAGGTCAAGGTTCCCGTAAACCGCACCATAGCCTTCAAAAGTGCCCTCGTCCAATTGCTTTAATTCAGAAAAATTAAATGATTTATATTCCATAGGTCTATATTCTTGAGTCTGTAAAACTATAGCAAATATTAGGCTTGAGAATCTACCTTTTATTTATCGCCCCACTCTCGTTATGGCTAAACTGCATCTGCAATTAATTACATTCCCCGGACTTGCCATTGGATCACGCGGTCCGTGCATGTTGTCGGGCCCCACTTGAAACAGTCCATGATACGGAATGGTCACGTCATTAACTTCTGCATGTATATCTCTGACTCGTGGATCTTGGGCAGTTAGCCAAGTTTTTACAAATTCATCTCTGCTTTCCGCTACTATATTGTCAGCTATTTCTTTCTCTGCTGCTGATGATGCCAGTCCCACTTCTGTTCTAGCAATGGTCAATGCACGAGCTCTATTGATTGTCTTGACTTCCAAGATTGAATCGATTATCCCACGCTCTGGCAGTTCTTCTGTAAGTCCCTGCTGAATTGCCGCAACTATATCTCTTGAAGTTGTTAAAGATGCTTCTCTCGATCTTGCTAATCCAAACTGATCTAGATAATTTCTAGCCACCAAGCTATAAAGATTGGGTCTTGGTGGCTCCTGTAAT